TTAAAGGAGTATAAAAACTTGGATCAAACACATCTGCGGTAGTATGATTAATATTCACTCTATAATAGTTGTTTTGGTATCTAACAATTTTACCAGCAACATATTGCTTATTTTCAGACCAAAATAAGAAACTTTCGCTGATACCGCCTACATTTATACTAACATCGTTGTTTGAAACAATAGGAGTATTGTATGTAAACACAGGATTTTCTCTGTCGTATCCCGATATTTTAAAACCGTTTGTTTGTTTTTCTATAATAACTCCACTGTACGTAATAGTTTGTAGAGGAGAACTTTCAATTAGGTCAATTTTATAGTTTTCAAATGGAACAAATACATTTCCTTTATTGCTAGGATTTTTACTATCAAGGACCAATTTAAGTTTTTCTTTGTCAGCAAATCCGCCTAGTTTGAATGCAATTTTTTGTTTTAAATTTGTCAATTTTGTTGTAAAATTTTCGTACTGAGTTGTTACATCGCTAGACATATAATCATAAATGTAATTTACTAATCCGCCAGTAAGAACATTGTTTCTTGTATCACTGTTAACAAATTTAAGATTTGTTAGTTTTAATCTTCTATTTTCGTCACCTTGATACACAATCTGTCCATTGACGTTTCTTTTGATTCTTGATTTATCAAATGCAACTCCAATAACTTGCGCCGGACGATTCAGCATAATTGCTTTTAACAATGCAAATGGATATTCACTACTACGTCTCCAAGCAGTTTCTGCTGGCGTATGATCCCCAAATTTAAATGATTTACCATTTTGAATTGCAAAACTAAATTCATTTACATAACCACTGTTTAATGGACTTACAATATTTCCACTACTGTCAACAGGAATATGTTTTGTCAAACCTGGACGAATAAATCTTTTATCTGTACGTAATGTGTCTGAAGATTTGATTATACCTTTTTCTAAATCATTCCATAAAACTAAATTGTCTTTTGTATAAGGTGCAGGACCATACTTGGATTCCCACCAACTAGGTTTAATACTAAATCCAAGCATTTCCCAAGGACGTAAATTAGGACTGTCAGTGTCATATGCATCCATATAGATTCCACGCCAAAATCCAGCTAACGGTTTGTTATTTTTACTACTTCCAAATCCATAATTATATGTAAATGTTTGTGTTTCTTGTACAAAACTATTATCAGTGTAATCAGGATTGCCAGCTTTAGACGCCCATTTTACAAAATCTCCAATTAAAATTCTATTTAGATCTTGTTTAGAAACTTTGCTATTTCTATATTCGCCGCTAATGTAGTCATATATGTCAAATACACTAGTATCGTAAGAAACTTTAATATTGTTGTAAAATCTTTTTTCCAATTCTAGCAACAATTCGTCTCTATAGTCTTCATAAGCAATTACAATACTTCCGTCGTGACCTCTAATAACAGTTTGATTTGTTTGATAAGTCGTATCAACAAAGATTTCAGGTTTATATGCTGGATAAAGTCCTAACTTTGTTGGAGTTTGAGGAATGTAACTACCATTTGTAGTTTCATATTCAAAAATATCAATTCGATCATCTTCTTGCAAATTGAATGTGTCAACAAATTGTATGAAACCTTCATTAGTAAAAGTATAATCCAAACCATGACAAACCTGTGTATCATTAACATAAACACTGACTGCTTTTTCGCTTAAAGTAGTTAATGTAAAAACAGTACTAAGTGCATAAAACTTTAAATCAGGATCTAATACAATATGCTCAATCTTTTTTGACGCACCTATGCCTAACATATCCGATTTATAAAACGGCATTGTTGATTTTTTATCTTTTGCCAATGATAACAATACTTGATCAACTTGTTCTTTAACGCTACCAGAAATATCTATATTTTCTGCTTCTTGAATAAATGCTCTTTTAAATTTGCTGTATTCATTTTTAGCAAAGTTCAATGATGCAACAAGATTATTTTCCTTATTAGAAATACAAAACAGTGGTAAATTAATAGGACCAGAATGTTGAACAAATTTTCTACCAAATGGTTTAATATCTCCAAGATCTCTTAAATTGTTTGATCCAGGTTGATTTCCTTGAAAACTTTCTATTTCAATTACTGCACTATCTAAATGATCAGTAACTTCGCCTAATGTAAATTCTGTAATATCATCATTTAATGGATTTCTTTCAAAGTTATGAGCTGTTTCGTAATACCCTTTAGAATTTTTTGATGCTTTTGAATATGCCTTAATTACTAAAACGTCATCTACATTAAGATCATTCTCAAAATTAATTATACGATTGTTATTACTGTCTGCTGCTAAAGAATAATCAACTCCGTTTGATTTAAGCAAGTTATTTACATACACAACAACTTTTAAATCATCTAGCAAAGCACTTTGATCAAAAACATCAACTTTAAAACTATTTGTTCTTTCTTGCCCAGTATACTTTCTAATTACATACTGTTTACTCAACATAGGTGCTTTTATCCAACCGTTTATGTATTCAAAATTGTTACCGTCAATGTCATATTTCTTTAAAAATCCAGTTGATGTCTTTTTTGTGATTACAGTATTCAATACTTCATATGTAAAATCTTCGGATAGCAAACTAAAATTGAATAATATATCACCTGTGTTATTGATATTTTTATATGTTAAAGGAAATCCCAATTCGGTATCGTTTATACCTTCTCCTAATTTATAATCAAAAACTCTATTACCAGTAAAATCGGTATTAGGATATATAATATCATCACTGAAGCTATTTCCATCTTCGTCACATAAATCAAATTTAGGTGCTTGATTTATTCCTGTCTTAGCCTGACCTAGTTTCCATTGCGATCCATCATACCAGTACATATTTCCTGCATTATTATTACCAGAAGTAATCAATACAGTTTCATTTTCGTAAGGAATTGTATCGTCTGTCTCTACTAAACTAATTTGTGAATTGCCTTTAAATTCAAAAAACTTAACCTGAAAAATCTTACCATAAACAAAAGAATCGGCATCAGCAGTGAACATGACTCTCATTCCTTCAGCAAGCTCTACGCCGTCGATACTATATCCAGACTGTCCTTCAATTTTTGATTTTACATCATTTGTGTAAGTATCAATCAAATCAATGTTAGTTTTTGCTTTAGATCCAAAATTAAATAATTTTAATCCTTTGTCAAATTCAATAATAGGACGTTTTGCTCTTTGACTTTCGTCTAAGACAGCAGGTTGATTGTTAAGTTCTGCACTTTTTGTAATGACATCTTTATGGAACCATCTGTTATATCTTGCCCAAGGATTTCTATCAGCACTTGCTTTATTAACAACAATATAATCTTTTGTACCTGCAAAACTTTTTGCATCACTGAACGGTACACGATCAAACCCATTAGTATCAAATGGAATTTTTGAATCATTTGTAAAAATAGCAGGAACTTGTAAATCTTCTGTAGAAATTAATTTGATTTCGTCACCAACGCCGTCAACATAGTAAATGCCACTTGCATATTTTTCAGGAACAACATTTCCAGTAAAATACACTTTCATTCCGTTGCTAAATTTCCAGCCATCGGATGTAGTGTATGTTTTTTTACCAATGATTTCATTTTCTACATTAATAGAACTATTTTCGCTTATATCAGCAATAATTAATCTTGTGCTAATATTCAAATCATACTGGCTGACAAAATAAAGTGTATCTGGTGCATTCTCAGGAATAGTAAATTCTAACACTCCTTTTTCAATATAATCATCAGCTACAAAATCTTGTTGGTTTAAAAGAGTTTCATCTGGATCAGGAATTAATGTTACACCTTCTGTATAAGTTTGATTTAAAATTGAACTATCATCAAGTCTTTCGTTAGGATCAACTCCTCTATACAGCGCAATAGTCAATGGGTTATTTGGCGAATTTATTTCAAAACGATATGTTTGCCCTCTATATAAATTTAAATTAGGATTTTTGGTTAATCCATCAGGATAAAATACTAGAGAAATATCATTATCTTGTTCAAGAACTTCTACTCTGTAAGTGCTTACAACTTGGTTGCTTTGTCCTGGCACTGCAACTTCTTGCGGACCGTTTGGTAACCAATAATATTCTCTAAAATTTACAAACTTATCAAGATTAATATTAGGGTTCCACGCATAATACTCTTGTTCATTTAATGCACTGTGGTTATTTGTATTTGCATTATATGTTTTCAGCAAACCTATATAATCATTGTAATCTGCGTAATACTTTGTAGATCCTAAAAAATCTTCATATACACTTACTGGCTCAAACTGATAGTCTTGTCTTTCTTTGGTTACATCGTCTAAGTAGTTGTCTAAAACAGAAACAGCTTTTGCTTCACGTTTGCCGACAAATCCGTTGATTTTTTCAATTACACCAGGATTTGTTAATTGATCTAATGTACTTGATAAAAACTTCTTGTTTTGAGGAGTTCGAAAAAATCTAGGTAATTGTTCTACACTAGTTCTTTTTTTATTGTTTCCTGCTGGCAATGGATATTCGTTTTGATCGTCATTGTAAGCCATTAGTAATTTACGCCTCCGCTAGAACTGACATCAGAGCTTTGTACTCCAACATTAAGTATATCGTCACTGGTTACTACCAAACCAGATGCTTTTAGTCTAGATTGTGTTATTGCATCTATTATTTCAATATCATCAACTGTTGCACTGCTGATTAAAATTTCATCATTTTCACTTTTTATTTCATATAAGCTGCCGAAACTTTGAGTTTCTTGTTTGGGAACAAGAACAACACTTACAACATCTGGCGATAATTGATTGATTATGTAAGTTGCTAATTCACTGAAATAAAATGTTTCGCCAAAGTTCCAATTTTCAAGTGCAAAAAAACTGTTCACTGCATCAATTACACGACTTTTTACATCGTTATCGTTTACAACTCTTTCATTATTTTTTACAATTTTAATTGTTGCTTGCAAATCTACATCACTTTTACTACCAAATATAGGTTTATATTTTACTGGATGATATATTACATCATCACTTATACTTTTAATTGCATTTACATCTGCACTGTAATTTAAAAACAAATTATCACTGCTTGGTGGTAATGGTTTAGTATCAATGTTTCCTTTGAGATAATCTCTATACGAATTGTCATAAGATTTAGTTAGCATATAGACATCGATAATATTACTACTGCTAGGATCTATTCTAGCCTGTTCGTCGGCAGCGTGTGAGTATTCAAATTTAATATCAATTCTTCCAACAAATGCCAAATAATCAGATGTAAATTCTAATGCATTTTTTGATTTGTTATATTTTAAGAAAACATCTCTGTCAATCAAATAAAATACATCACCGTCGTTGTATTGACTCAATGCACCTACTGCACCTTGACTAGTTTTTGTGTATATAGGTTCCTTACTTGCATCTACGTAATTAAATGTTTCTGTTTTATTAACAACTGTTTTCTTTTGATAAACATACTTAGAATTACTATTAGTTTCAGGTGCTACAATATGTTCAAATAAATCAGGATCATCTACAACGCCATCGTTGTCGCTATCATAAAAACTAATTTCAATTTTCTTACTGTTGACATATCCAGCTTCGTTTTTATATTCTTTAACAATTTGCCATGGCCAATCCACTGTAAATGGTGTAAGAGCATCTGGTTTTGTATTAATACTCAAAACTTTGATTATGTCAGAAACAATATTTCCTGTTTTGCTATCATATATTCTGTTTGTACTATCAAAGAAAAATCTTAACTGATCGTTACTTTCAAATACATATCTACGTCCTCTAGAAGTAATTGTGTATTTTTGTCCATCAGTTTCGAACAACAACATCCAGCTGTTATCACTTTGTGTGTTAGTACTATCGCCTGTTTTACCTAAGCTAAAATCATTTGAAGTATCTAAATTATTTGCAATAATCACACGCCATTCGCTGTTTTCAAAATCATATCTCAAACCAAAAGTTTTGTATGCAAATGCTTGGTCAATAATCTGTGTTTTCACAGGATCTGATATACTTGTATCTAATACTGGAATGATTTCTGCTAATACACTATTGGTAGGTATTTTATCGTTGAGTACAATTGGACCTAATCCAGTGTCCTCATTTACAACAGTTCCGTTTTCATCAATGCTGATAACTTTTACCCACTTGTATGTTACATCGCCAGGATTACTAGCAGTACCTAATACCAAATCTCCATTTTTGTCAAAATAGTAATTAGTAGGTGCTTCAAATTTTAACAATGCTCCAGGTGTAACAAATCTCATTATGCTTTTAGTAAATGAAGATACTGCAATTGCAATTGCATTAGTATCTGTAAAATATCCTGTGGCACGATTTGTATCGAATGTTTCAGCGTTCCAAGAAAAATTAAGATTTTTTACAGTTGCATTTCTTGGAAAGTTTTTGTAATAATAATTTAAAAGTTTTGTATCTTTGATAGCAGGAATTACAATATTGTTTATTGCAGATTCTATATCATTTCTAGTTACAAAATCAAAACTGTATTTGTTATTCAAATCTTCTGTATACAAAATACCGTCATCACTATACAACAAAGTGTTGCTATATTTTCCACTTGCATCACGTAAATCAAAATATCTGCTGATACCGCTACTGGTGCGATTAACTGCTTTTGTTTTAATAATATTTTGATTAATGCCGAGTGTACCAACGTTATAGTCTTCGCCTGTGATCAAACGATTTTGTGTATAATAAGTACTAGGAGCATTTGTTTTAATTGATGCATTTGACTCAGTTGGCGAACTGTTTTCAACTACCGTTTTTAATTCCATGGTAATTGAAAGTGTTTCAACTTTTCCTGCAGAACTTGTATATGGAATACTAATTGTAACGCCGGTTAAATCAGATGGAACAATTTTAAAGTCTCTAGCATTACTAGTACGATAGTATACTTTAAAGGATCCTTTTGGTAATGTTCCAAAAGTACCGTCACTAAAGATAAGACTTATTCTATCTTGGATACGGCTTAGTACACCGTATATGTTTCTTATATTTTTGCTTACACTATTGTAGATAATATTGTTGCCTTCAATGTTATCTACTTTTGTCCATAATTCTGATTCTAAGTTATTACTATCTAGTTTGTATAACCATATATCACTATTATTGATATTATCAGTATCAATGTTAATGGTAGTATTAGGTGTTGGATTGTTCACTGTAAAAGTGTTGTTTTCTAAAATACCTTGTCTAAAATGCAAAAAGAATCCGCTGTTGTTTGAACCTGCACCTTGGCCGTCATCTCTATACACAAAAGCCAGTCTATTTCCTGCTAAAGGTTCTTCTTCATAAATTTTTTCATTGTCAATCCCTGTGCTAACAATTTCAAATTGTGTTGTTAAGCTGTCAATGTTTTTTGTAAAACTGTAAATGGGCAATCCGTTACCAGAAGTTGCATTAAATCTATATTGTTCAGTTAAAACACTGTCAATTGTTTCTTTTTTGATACTTTTTCCAAATTTTGAATCTGTTGGCAATGCTGCATTTAATATTTTAATAAATTGTTCGTACCAATCTGCATTTGTTTGATCATTCCAAATTATTGTTTGACCGCTTAAATTTGTTCCATTACTGTCAATTACATCTTCTGATGTACTAACACTTTCAAACTTTAACAAACCATTTGCAGATTGATTTCTTTTAGGATTATAGCTAACTAGTCTTGCTAAACGTAATACACTTTCTCTGCGTTCAGCAGTTTCTAGATAATTTTCTCTAGCATTTAAATCAGTACGGAAGGCAAGGTTTTGTCCTAAAAATGCAATCAAATCAATCAATGCAAGATATTCACTGCTCTCAATATAGTCATTGAAATCTTCTGGGTAATTTTGTCTGATGTAATTGATCATCGTTCTACGAAGATTGTCAAAGTCATAACTTTGGAAATCTGCGTACTTGAAGCTTTGATAAACTGTCTTCCAATCTTCTGCTAATAGAAGTCTATTTTGACGTTCTGTACTTGACATTTGCCATTCCTTAATTTATATAATATTTATCTGGAAAATAAAGTGCGCACTTTAAATTAAACCTGCGTTTTCATCAAATGTTAAACGCAAACTTTCTGATATATTATATGGCAAATATGACAAATTACATTCAATTTGTATGCCACTTTCTAGAGACTGTATTGTAACATTGTTAACACTAACTCTAGGATCATAATTTATTATATCAGTAACATTTTTAATAATTGCTTCTTTAAGTCCATCAGTAAGCGGTTCAAATAATACATCCCATATAATCGTACCAAACTCAGGATTTTCTAATTTTTCGCCTTGACGAATGTGAAAATGATTTATTATATCTTGTTTTATTAAAGCTAAATCATATTTTACAAAGTTGTTGGTATTATTATTTACAGTGCTTATACCTCTATATTTTTTAGAGGACACAGGATCACTGCTAGATTTTGAACCTACTGAAATGTTTTTGTATAAAGGTTTCTCATTTACTGACATAATGTATTTATTTCCTATTATCTTGGTACAACATACGTCTTACCGTTGATAAATTTTACTCTTTCGTTTCCAAAGATTATACCATCAAATAGTCTTGCACCTTCAGGAACAATATCATTAATTACTCGATTTGTAACATTTCTTACTTCATTTGATAAATTTATAGGCGAATTAGTCAATGAAAAAATATTTCCATCTTGTGTAGTTAAAATTTTATCAAACTCTTGTGCTGCAATTTCTGCTTTAGCTGCAAGATCTCCAAAAATATTATTTCCTGTTTTTGGAAATATTTTTCCATCCATAGATCTAGCTGTTCCTGCAACTGCTTTGATATTATTCACAGGATTTGTTGCAAAACTTATACTGCCTGCAATCAAGCCTGCTGTGGTTGGATCTATACTGGGTAAGCCTGCTTTATCTAATAATTTTGCACCAGTAGCAACAATTGCTCCATCAACTACTGCTTTTAATCCTGGCTCTAAACCTTTATAGCCTGCAGACAGGGTATCTCCTAAACCCTTTACTGCTCCGGAAAAATCTTGTATCACAGGGCCTAATCCAGGAATATCACTTATAACATTACCTAAATCTGTAAACAATGCTTTACCAGCGTCGGCTAATGCTCCTGCCATTCCGTTAATAGCACTACCTATTCCTGCACTTACACTATCTATAACATTTCCAAATACACTGGTTAAACCAGTAGTACTTAATAAATTGTTCATTACTCCTGGTAATTGATTTAACAAGCCTTGAACTGCACCACCTATAATCGAGCTTAGTGAACCAGGCAATCCTTGTAAAAAACTATCAGCAGTTTGTTGCACAATGCCTTGCAATAAATCTTCTATGCTGGTTCTTGCAGTTAAGAAATTTTCTTTAGGAGCAGGCGTAGTTCCAGAATATGTTTTTGCAGATTTATCATTGTTAGGAGCAACTGGTTCAGGAGTTGTGCTACCGACAGGAGCGCCAGCGCCTCCAAAAGCATCCAACGGATCAGCACTAGGCTGTGATGTAGGTGTAGCACCTTTACTATCTAATCTACTACTTAAACGATTTGCACTGCCTTGTTGCCCTACAGCACCGTTGTTTACAGGCCATGTATCTGCCATTTTATTCTTCCTCGTCTGGTGTTAAATCATTCATTGGAGTTCTATCTGTTTGAACTGTTCTGTTTTCGTAATGTTGATCTTGGCTTTCAGTTTCAACTGCTTCTGTTTTTGCAGGTGTTGTTTCAGCTGGATTCCAATTTTCGTGTCCGTTCCAAGGTTCGTGTTGAGGAATACGTTGCGGAAACTTTGCTTTTATAGGTAACACTGCTTCTTCTGCGGTTTCTGCATCTGGGCCATTCATATCAATTTTATCAGCTTTTTCTATATGATGCGACGATTTAATATGTGATTTACCAACAGCAGTAATTCTTGTGTTTTCTCCACTGGTTTGATTTATATTTGCACCAACAGTGATTTTCATATCTTTAGTTACAGTAGTATCTAAATTGTTTTTTGCTTTAATATAACCATCTTGTCCTACTAATAAATGATAATCTAAAGCACAACTAATATTAATATTTTCATTTACAATCATGTTGATGTTTCTACCAGCTTCAAAGTTAATATCTCTATCAGCAGTAAAATTCATATCGTTTTCTGTATGAAAACTAATACTATCTTGTGCATATACATCTAATTTTCCATTAGCACTCATTTCTATCCAGCAAGACCCACTGCTGTTATTGATATAAATTAAATCCTCACTGGTATGCATTAATACCTGTGCGCCTGTCCTGGTTCTAAGGCGTATCATTTCGTTATGAGGCTTGGTTACATCACCGCCGCTTTCGCTGGCTTCTTTGTTGATATACTTGTATGGTTTGTCTTTAGGAGATCCGTCGCGAATTAGTTTATCATCACCGTCATCAATTACAATACTACTACTGCCTAATCTACTTACAGGAATGTTAGCTTTAGATTCTTTCAATCCAACAGGAGCAGTTGGTTTTCCTCCACGTTTGTCTAATGGCCCAGGACTGCTAAAACCAACAACTGCACTAGGTGTTTCACGTTGAGCACTGCTACTTGTAACACCTCTTATGTCATCTTCTACCAATCCTTGCTCAACCAGTTGATTAACAAACTCATCATTTACAGGTCTTTTGTATTTCAACACATTATTTGTATTAGGCTTTGTAATTGCTTTATTATATTCTCCAGCAGGTAGTCTTTTTCCTTTTAAATCACCGGGTACAGGACCGCTTAGTTGTTCTGTTGCTGGTTGTCCACCCGGTAACATAAATGTCATACCTCTTTCAGGAATGCAAGCAAACCAGTATCCAAAATCTCTACTGCCTTCTACAAATGTTACCAATACTAAACTGCCAGGATCAGGCGGAACACCCCACCATCCGTAACTTTTTTGCGTACTTGCATAGTCATCGTTTTTTCTTGGACCATTTTGACTGTTTGTAACACCATAAAAAGGACTAGCATAATATACTTCAACAGTTTGACCTAAAGTTTCGCCTATATTTCCTGCTTCGCTGGTTTTCAAAAGCTCGACACGTAACCCCCCAAGATATAAACTATCCAAATGTTCGATTACTCTTGCAATGTATGGTCCAGGATTTCTTGATGTTACCCCAGTATCTACACTACGTGTTACTTCATTTTTATTTGGTATATCATTCATTGTTATTTCTCATATTGGTTATAACTTCTTTGCGACGGATTTGCGTCTTGAATTTTATTTTTTTGATCACTGGTTCCTGTTTGTCTACTGTCTTCTGGTTGATTAGGTCTACGCATAAGTTTTAATCTTTGTCTAAACTGTCCTTGATCGAAAATATTAGTCAATGTAGTTACTCTATATAATCCGCTAAAGCTGTCTACAGGAATTGTTTCTTCAGGAAATATCATATTTCCAGCATCTTCATTATAGTCAATTGGTGTTCTAAAATTAACTATAACATCAACTTCACCTCTTTGATATTCCAATGATCCATTTTCAGTTTCATTTTGATCAATAATTGGAGCAGTGAAATTTCCCATTCCACTGTCAAATAGATAATAAGGATCTCCTACAATTTCTAAATCCAACATTACCAAATCGGTAAAACTGTTGATAATATTATCATTGAACATTTTTGCAATACGTATTTTGCTGTCATCTATGGCAGCACCACCACCGCCTTGCAAACTTGCATTAGAAACACCTAATTGTTGACTAAATCCAGTACCGCTTACACTGTTTGTACCTTGATTAATAACGTAAGCATCAGTTTCTTGTTGTGTAATATTTTGCTGAAGACCGCCGCCTTTTCTTTCTAGATTGTTTTGGCCTGCATCAGACATAATTGATTTGAAAAATGCAGCATTAATTTGGATATCAAAATTTAAAATATCAACATTTTGTCCTGTGTATATATAATTGTATTCTCTTTTTGCCAATTCACGCAATTGTGCGTAACTTAATCCAGGATCAGAAGGTTTTTGTAAAGCACTGCTATGTACTTTGTATGGAACTACTCTATAATGATAAGTTTTAGCAGTGACACCGTCTTGCTGTTCTCTACTGGAGCCTTCTTTGATAAAAGTTTGAGTGTCTATCCTAAACCATTCAATCATTCCATTTTCGTCTGCAGGTTTATCTTTTAATTGTTTTGCCCAACTGCTAGTTGTTACAACTTCTTCGATCATTCTTGTAATTTTTGTATCACTGTCAAATGTAAAACTACGTTGCACAGGGTCGACTACGTTTTTTCCTCTAGTATATACTTTATTTTTCTTGTCATATTGCTGTCCGCTTTTGCCCATTGGAATTTTTCCGCTGTCATTATAGCTTTTGGCAATATCTGCATTACCTATAATGTTTACTGAGCCGGCATCCTGTGCAATTTTAATTAATCCATCACTGATACTGCTTTTACTGAAAATTAATCCAGTAACACTGCTTAAAAACGCATCAAAATCTTGCGGTGCTTGTGCTCCTAAAAACCCTGTTATGCTTTGAAACACACTGTTTATATCACCTGATCTAAATGCGTTTAATACTCCGTTTAGAGCACCAAAATTAGCGCCGCCAAACGCACCTCCTAGAGCACCTGCTAAACCACCTCCTAGTGCAGCTTTACCTAAATTCTTTTCTCCGGCAAGCGCACCAGATACAACACCTCCTATTACACCTTTGGCAATATTACCAAACAGAGGATTGCGAGATTTTTTTGGTGCAATAGTAGCACCTTTGTCAACAGTATTTCTATTTGCTGTATTACTAACATTAGTTGTAATATCATTAGGAAAACTTATTACAATTTCATCTGCAACTGGAAAATTGCCTTCTGCTCGTAATTCTTCATATCTGCCATTGATAATTGTAGTTAAACTTTCAGGACCTGTTTGTAATATTTCAACAACATTTTTTCCTGTAACAGTAATATCCGAATATGTTCTATCAATCTGATCAATTAATGCTTGTTCATTCCAAGGAATAGCAGTTACATCATATGTAGTTCCATTATTTCCAATGTTAAACTCGACATTTGCCAGTTTCAATGGTATTTTACGTTGCAAATTTTTTGTATCAACAGTAACCGGATTGCCGTCATCGTCGTAACCTACAAATTCAATAGTCAGCAAAAAAGGCGCTTGAATATAATTTGTATATCCAGCTTGCAATGCTGCAATTTGTAAAGTTTGTAAAAATAAACCCATACTATAAGGTTCAATTACTTGAAAATTTATATTTGTAACATTTGTAAGTCTTGTCCTTGTATTTGGAACAACTATTGCTTCAATATTAACATCTTCAATAAAATATTCTAATTTTCCACCTATTTGTTCTTCAAAAACTGTCGATACATGACTTTCACTTTTACCACCAGATCTAAAAATTTCTAGCTGAGCAGGTCCATTAGCATACGTTTCATCAGGATAATTGATTTCGTCTTTTGTCAGTACAGCAAAAGTAAAAATACAATTATAGCTAGAATAAATGTGTAATGGATTGATTTCTTTTGCCATTTATAATCCTAATTCGTCTTTGAGATTACTCTGCTTTGGTAAAAATATTTTTGTGCCAGACTTAATGTCAAACACCGGATCTTTTACAATATCCATATTTCTTTGTGCAAAAACCCACCAAAGTTTAGGTGTGCCGTATAAGTCATATGCTAATAAATCAGGTCTAAAATTGTACTGTGGCTCAATTGTGTACAAAATATCATCATCTTCTGCCGGAATAGGTACAATTTGCAATATTCCTAATTCGCCAGATTGTGTAACAGTTGTTTTATTCCAAGGACTGGTTTTTGCATAACTTACAGACATTATAAGAACCCTTCATTTTTTAAATCACCGTTTACAAATCTATCTAAACTAAACGAACTTGCTTTTGCTCTACTGTAAGTAGGTTGTAATGTAACACTCATTGTTGATAAAGTAGGTACCCAAGTGTATTCCTCTATTTGTTGATTAGATTGTCCTGTAATAACCGGAACTCGTATGTAATCTACACCGTTTTCTAAACTATAATTGAAGTTTGTTACAACACAAGGCACATTGTTTAGCACATATTGTCCATATCCGTTGACTTTAACCAACGGCGGTGGCGATCCTTTATTACTAGTGTCGCCAAATGCCATTTTTGTAATACTTTTAAAGAAATGTACAGCAGCTACCCAGTATTTTCCATCTTCTTCTGTTTGTACTGGAAATTCTCCAGCAATAACAAAAGGTTCAACACTACTATTTTCATATATAGGAAAGGGATAATTATTATGTGTAGGAGCACTTAAACTATAACTTGCAGTATGTTGGAAACTAATATTAGGCACAAGAGGAAAAACAACATTATTACCAGTATTCACCAAAGGAGACAATAACGGACTAGATCTGAATGTGCTGATATCAGGTACACTAATTCTGACAC